GAAGTCCTCCTTGGTGACTCCAGAGGGTCCAAACTGCTCTACACGACGGCTAACTGTATCCCACTCCCACCAGTTATAGAGAAACATCTGCGCCAGCTCTTTGTAGGCACCCTCCAAGATACGAGACCGTAGCCGGATGCCTGGGGTCATCGCCTTCATCAGGGTATCTATGGTGTCATCCGATGGAATCTGACCAAGATTGGCCATGACGCTGGGATCAGCCGTCCCCGCTATCTTCTGCATCATCTCGACACACCACTTGACTACTTCCCAGATGACGGCATCCAACGGCGGGGGGTTATTGATGACTATCCCCTTCCCACTAGCCATGTTGGTCTTGATCTTGTACCCAGGAGCCCGCGTATTGAACTTGTTGAACTCCGACTTGGCCACATTACGGTCAGCCGTAGCCCCTGGTTGAGCCACTTGGGCGCAGTGATCGTCAATAACCCGCAGATTGGAGTTGATGCTGTTGTTCAGAGGCAGGCAGTCCCACAGGGGAGCCTTGCCAAACCACATCTTCGGCCAAGGATTCAGAGTGAACTTGATGACCGGGAACATGGCGTGCCAGTATGGTGAAGGCCCATCGTGCAACAGGACCTTATTGCACCACACGATCAGCCGGTGGAACGGGTACAGTGGAGCACCTGGAGCCACCTCATAGGACCAAGGGGAGCTAGGCTGATCTCCCTCCCACTTGCCCATCCTCACCTTATTCTTAGTCTTATTGACCCTCTTGTCCCGCAGGTACATAGTGTAGACCATGACAGTGGGAGTGCCTGGGATAGCACTGCTACCTGGACGATCCTTGGACAGGGGGCCACCACTCCTTTCCCCAGGACCCTCCACAGTATTACGGGTTAGCCAACTGAAGATCTTACCGACTATGGACACGTCGGGCTTGACGTTCTTGTGATACTCCTCCTTCACCCACTCTGGAGTACGAGCCTGACCCACGATCACACCAGCAGCATCCTGAAACGTGTGGTAACTCAGCGGGTCAATAGGATAGACACTGCGGGGGTCCTCAGCCTCAATCATGAAGTCATCCAGCCGATTGGAGTAGTAGAAGTGAGCCACCCCTGTGCCTGCAAAGGTGTAGTATCGGATCACGTCACCAATCCGCAAGTCGATCAAGCGCCGTGTATACCACGCCTCCCCACCTTTATTAGAGAGTCTCGCTTGATTCTCGTAGCGGGTGTTGTCTGTGGAGTACTTCCAGAAGTAGCGGGTGTCAGTGAGCTGAGCTGTCAGATCCTCTGCAATCTTGGCCGTGAGGTTGCAGCTAGTCTGGCTTAATGGCTTGGTAGTAGTGGGGATATAGCTAGCCTGAGAGGACTTCTCATAGCTGAAGATCTGGTTGATGGCGGCATCAATCTTGTCGTAGCCAATCTGTGACTCTAGGAACTCCCTGCCCCGCCGTAGGCGTTCATTGCACCACTCCAAGATCGCGTAATCACGAGTGTCAGGCTCAGTCGTGTCGTATGTGGTCGGAGGGAGATCATAGAAGTCATTTGCCATGATCCAATGGTAACAGTATGTGTAATGATTACACTTGGCTAGGCCCAGATTGTCGTAAGATTACACTGTATGCGCTACCTAATCACTGTCTTTACCCTGCTGCTTCTATCCTCAACCCTATTCGGGGATTTCGTGAATGGCACTGTCACCTGTGCAGCCTCAGGAAATAAGCAGATGTCCACCACCAGCTACAGCCTGTATCAGTTGACGGTCACAGCCGCACCAACTAACACGGGTAACGTAGCCATCGGTGGTGTATCAGTGACTACCTCCAATGCTCCTCTGCTGGCTGCTGGCTATAGTGCTAACTGGACCAAGCCCAACGCTGCAATCAACCCGGCATCCCTGTACATCGCCTGCACTGTCAGTTCAGACACCATCCAATGGGTAGGCTCCAGATAATAAAAGACCCGCCCTTTCGAGCGGGTCTATGCCAAACACAAGGTATTCGATCTGCTGCTAGTGTACTACGCCGCGCTGACTCCGGGGCTCAGCAGCTTTTGCAGGAATGCCAGGGCACTCTGCAATGCAGCCAGTTCAACAGGATTGGTGATCTTGCTGGCCAGTGCCGATAGCAGACTAATAGCCATCGAAACTACAAGCTGCTCCCACCACGAAAGTGTAATCATTACAGTCCTCCTTTCTTCTGTATTCCTACGTGACAACCGTAGTTGGGCTTCTCAACCACGCTTCCCCAACTATTGACAACATGGACTGGGCATCAATAATGGCAATCGAGCCCCATGTGAAAAGCCCATAACCAGGAGCTGAGCCGTCCACACCAGCCGGAACAGCCACATCCAACCCCTTAGCGAGCCAGCTCAAGGTGCCATATCCGCATAGACTCGCACAATGATCCTCATTACTATCTGGTGTAAATCCTGTGCAGAACCACCCGCTGGGTGGTGGGTCGCTCTCTGGAGCTGCACTCTGCAACTGTGCGGATGCTACACCTACCTTGACTGGGCCATGCCAAATGGCGTTATGTAGCAGCTCCGTGCTGGTCCACTCAACTGATGTGGCGGGACCATCCGCATAGTGGCGCCCACCTACTAAGAATCCGCCTGTCCTCATCTGATCCAGCACCGTAATCAGATCAGAGCCATTCAGATCACCATTCTGAGTTGCCCATGCCAGCACTTCTGAGTCAGGAACAAATACCTTTGGCACACGCACTGATTTGGCGAATGCCTCCTCCGCAGTCACACAGTCACCATACTGGTCGTTCAGCCACATGCTGAGCTTGACAGGCGTGTAAAGTAGACTAGCTGGGGCAGTCCCCTCAGACACATGTGGACTAGCACCAGCAAGACGATGTCTAGGAGAGGGCCTAGCCCCTGTCGGTCTCATTTTCATACTTGTAACCATGCTTTCCACGCAAGCAGCCCCCGTGCATCATGCTGCTGAAGCGCAGTGAACCCCTCCCCACCAGCGAAAGGGTCAGTAAGTAGCCTACGCCCTATACGAGCGATGGAGTCAGGGGAGTCCACTTCAGCCTTCCAATCATCAGGTGCCCAGTCTATAGCATCGGACACCACACTAGGTATGCATTCTGCCGCACCATCAGCAGTAACCATGTTGAAGGTCTCCGAGAAGCTGGGCTGAATCAGCAAGTGCATGGTGCGGATGAGGGAACGGAATTGGGGCCACTGATACCACTCATCCTTAACCAACGTTACGCGGGGAGACCCATTCAGCAGGGCCTCAATGGACCGCACGACCGGGTATCCACCCTCTAGCCTGCCGAACGAGATGTGGAACTGCACATCTGTATGCATCTTCTCTGCGATCTCCAAGCTGGCGGCAGCAGCACTCAGGTTATTCTTCAGTGGCCGCACAGCACCAAAGGACCCAATACGGATAGTTCCACCACTCCAGGGTCTGCGGGATGCTGGAGCCTTGTCACTCATGTAGTAGAGATTTGGTAGCCAAGTACAAGGCCGTTGGTATGACTCCTTGATGAACTGGACGAAGCGCTGTGAGTTCCCCGCACACGTGAAGTTCAAGGCACCCTGCTCCAAATCCAAGTCCTGCCGGTAATTGGTAATGGCGGTAGTGTCTGCCGAGAGGAATCCCACATTGGAGTGGCAGACCACAGCAAACTGGATATCCGGATATCGGAACACCAGCAGAGCTTGCAGGTCTAGTGTGGGAAGCCACGGTGCTGCAACAACAACGTGAGTGGGCTTGACAGTGGTGGCTGCAATACGATTCGCCAAGTCCTTAGCATTGAGGATGGGCCATACATCCGCTGGAATGCCATTCTCTCGCAGAACCTTAGCCGTATTGAGAGCACTCACCCCAAGGCCGATGTGTGAGACATGGTGAGCGACTGGGAAGTTCTTGTATGTAATCACGACTCGGCGCTCTGCCGTAGGCCGTGTGAAGTCTATAGACGTGTTCAAACTGAGATCCCCCTTTCAGTTGAAGCATACCACCAAATACAAGTGTTAGACTTATAGTCGCGTGGAGCATCAACAGGAAATGGGCACCTGAACCCCTTTCTAGGTGTCAGCTACCCTTGGTGCTCTGCGCTACTCCAAGCCGCCTGTCCACGGACCTGATGCGTTAGCTTCTGCTATATCACGGGCCAGCGCATCAATTACCTCCTTAGGAGGCTTAGGAGTCTCCACCTTATCAGGAATAGGCTCATTGCCGGGATTGAAGCTGGTGGCCTCATGCACCACACCAGCCTCCTTCTCCCATGCAGACATATTCAGGATCTCTCTACGTTCAAAGCCCTGCTGTTGATAGACGGCGGGCATAGGGACATCAGCACGGGCAGGAGTACGGTGCTCCCCAGTAGCAGGATTGTAGTAGACAATCGCCCTCTCTGATGCGTGGATTTGAGCGTGCCTCTCAAAGCGGGGCTGTCCACAGTGGACACAGACACGCTTTTCTGGAATGTTACGGCAGTTACAGCTACCACACCACCAAGCAAGATTACTCAGGCGCATGTTAGTAGACCGAGTCAACCAAAGCACGGTGCAAAATATTCTCCCAGTAGTACCTGTCGATGTTCATAATCCCAGCACGTAGCTTGTGTCGGCGTGCGATGTGGGCCTCCACCCGAAGTGTAATGATTACACTCTGGTCGGGCTGCTCCACTACCTCACAGACGGGAGTGGGAACAGGAGGAGCAGTGGGCTCCTCGACTGGGGCGGATGAGTAGGTCTTCTTCACGGTCATGGTATCTCCATTATCTCAAAAGTCTTCTAATTCAGCTACACGCTCAGACTTCCAGTCCTCATAAGAGGTGTAATCGTCCAAGGTCTGAGCCATCCTCTGATAGTCACGAGGCTCCTGCTGGGTAGTTACTTCCTCATCAGTTCTATCCGCCTCGTAGGTCCACTTATGCCCAGCCCAGTAGCACATGTTAGCCGCCTGGAAACGGTCATCATGGTACCCATATGCAGCACGGGCACGCATCTTGGACATATCAATTTCAG